ATATTACGTACAGAGAGGGCAAAATTTTACTAACCCTAACAAAGGAGAAAACAATGAGTGAACGATACATAAACGGAGTCAATATTGAAGACTTAAATTGTGAAATATGTGGAGAGAATATTGAAAATAACGGAGGTTATCTTCATCTCTCTCACGGGATTTTAGTCTGTTCTGGCTCTAACGAAAATATTGATTGTTGGTGGGAATTTATAGACCAATATTCAAGTGAAGTCTATGACCTCGATTCTGTAGAAGAAAAGGAATTAGACTAAGTAGTCGGTCGATTCGATTTTAAAACTAACGCTTGATGAGTTATAACTTTCTTGGTTGAAGACTAGCCGTAGAGAAAGTTTTTTTGATTCAAGCGAAAATTTCATTAACCCCAACAAAGGAGAAAATAATGGATAGACGCTATAAATTGACGCAAGAAGACGTCAATCAAATGCGAGAACTTAGAGCTGAGGGCTGGACTTATCAAAGCATAGCCGATAAGTTTGATGTTGCTTATAGCACGGCACAATATTGGACAAATAAAGAACAACGTGTTAAAGCTAGAATCAAAAATGCAAAACGAAGAAAAACAGGCAAAGAGTTAGAAATGTCAATTAAAAGAGATATAGAAAAAAGAAAATATCTACTTAGAACAAATAAGAAAATAAAACTTCGAACTGCTATACAATCAGCGCTAGATGAAAAAAGATGTACTAGAAAATCAGTTCTAGGCATTGAAATTGAAGAAGCCAGAAAGCTACTAAAATCTGGTACTCTTAGCACCCCCAACGCTAAGATTGAATAACCCCTAATAAAGGAGAAAAAGATGAAAGAAAAAGGAAGTGCTTCAGTTTTTATGAGTCTTGAAAACGGAATTATAAAAGTTGAACACGGAACAGATAACACAGTCCTTTACAAATGGACTGCAAACAAAGGAGATTGGGAAACAATCTTCAACACCTTTAAACGATTAATCAATGAAAGCGTTTCCTCTGGAGACGCTTAACCTAAATGCCCCCGAGAAATCGGGGGCGTCTTTGCTCACTTCTGAGCAAAATAACCCCAAACAAAACCGAACAAAGGAGAACACAATGAACGAAATTCAGAGATACGCAGGAAATCTTAACGATTTTCTTATCAAAACTCGTACACTTCACGACGGAGTTCAACACATTTTTAGGTTTCCTAATGACTTAGGAGCTAGTGTTGTGTGCCACTCAAGAAGCTACGGAGGAAAGCATTTCTGGGAATTAGCTGTCATTAGCTTTAGAAAGCCCTTGATGAGCCGAACAGATGAACAATTTGAATCTGGTTGGTACATTACCTACGATACGCCAATTACTTCAGATGTTCTTGGTTGGTGTACCCCAAGAGAAATTGCTTCCACACTTCGCAGAATCAATCGTCTTGATTGACCTATCAAATTGCTCTGGTGTTTCACGTGAAACACTAGGGCAACCCCTCCCCTCCCCCACCGTTAGGGGGTCTATCAAAACGGGCTGGTTTACCCCTCGTATTATTTTAGACTTGATACTTTTTTTTTGCGTATTATTTTAGACTTGATACTTTTTTTAAAAGCTGCAAAAAAAAATGGAGGAAAATAAATTTCCCCCATTTTCAACCTAACAAAGAAAGGAAAGGGTAATGAAAAAACCCTTGAATTACTCCCTGTAAAATAAACTTTTATCTCTACAAAAACAATATTATTTAATTATCTTGACTATTTTGTAAAATTATTATTAAACTCTGTAGAATTACTTAACTTAATGAAATATAACAATAACATAAATATTTTAAGGCGTAATACTTCTATTATCAATATCTCATTACTATACCTTAGTTACTATCAACTAGTATTGCGCCTTAAAGATTGGAGAACAAATGACACACGACGAAATACTAAGTGCCATAGCTTTAGTTTTACTTCTATTATGTATTTACTATGGACATAAGCTATATAAAACTATGGAAAGAAACATTGAACATCAGTATAAGAGAGGATACTTAGACGGACTAAATTATGCTAACGATAAGTTTAATGAACATTTTAAACCTAATAAAAATGAGGTTTTATAATGCACTTTTATCCGTATGGTAGAACAATCCACTTCAGAAATAAAAAAACACAAAAATCTACAAATTGGTACAATGTGCCTATGAAGTCTTTGCGTGTTGGAGATATTTTTAAATTCAGAAGTCATCAAGGTTGTTTAAATATAGTGGTAGAGGTAATTGGAGATGAAATATATTATATGAATAAATATGATAATTACTCAATTAAAAAGAAAGATAACTCTAGCTTACTATGGCATTGTTGGATTAATCCTAAACAAAATCACTTAGAAGAAAAATTTAGTTATTGGAAAAATCCAGAAACACTAGAAGTTACAAAATATATTGGTTGCTTAAAAAGTAGGAGGAGCGATATGGAATATAATGACAAACAAATAAATTCTATGATTCTTTATTTAAGAGTCAATCGTGTTGCAGAAGTGCAATACATAGATAGAGAAATTATTAATACAGAAACTACTTCTGTTGATACTGGAGACTTAAAGCTATATGATTATATGAGCAGTTCGCATTTAAGCGTAAAACAGCTCATTTCTGCAGCTATTAAGTCTGGCTGGACAGAAGATTGGAAAACATAAGGAGGATATATGAATAAACTTAATGACTTTTATATGCTTGATTTATGGTTGAAAGAAAACCAAAGGTCTGTTACTTGGTTAGCAGATAAAGTCGGCGTATCAAGACAAGCTGTTTATATCTGGAAAGACAAAGGTCAAATTCCAGAAAGCAGAAAATATGCAATATGCTATGCTCTGCAAGAGGACTATGGGTATCTCTTTGAACAGCATTGAAATATACATCATAACAGCTACGATACTATTAATGGTGTCGGGGTTTAGAGATTTAGGAAAATGGTCTGAAGACCTTAACAAAGGAGATAAATATGGAAAGAAGTGAGAGTATCAAAAATCTAGCTATTGCTCAAATGAAAATGCAGAAAGAACTTAGAAACCTAGAGCTTAATGCACAGGGTTTTAATTATAAGTATGCTTCATTAGACCACTTGCTAAATTATGCCAGACAAATGTGTAGCAAGTACGGATTATCGTTTGTACAAAATCCAATAGGTACTGAAACTACTATTGGGATAGAAACTATCTATATGCACGAGTCTGGAGAGTTTTTAGTAGGAAATTTAGAAAGTCCTATAGGTGGTATGAAAGGTATGAACGTATATCAAAGTTCTGGAAGTGCGATTACTTATCTTAGGAGATATGCCTTAATGAGTTTTTTAGGTGTATTTGGAGAAGAAGACATAGACGCTAAAGGTTTTGACGTATATGAAAAAAAATCAAAACCTAAGACTGCAAAACCTAAGACTATTGAATCTGATGAGCTGCCGTTCTAATGAAAGAGATAGAAGATTTTTTAGACCTATCTGTTATATTAGTTATGGCAGTAGTTATAGTTTTATGGGCTGTGTTAGACATCAATAAGCTAATAGTTGTAGCTTGGGAGATGTGGGTTCTTGGACAATAGTTTTATAAAGCTATATCGTAAAATCCAAGATAATTGGATATGGGATAATCCATTATATCTAAAGTGTTGGATTGATATGTTGATGAGGGCAAGTATAAAGCCCTCGTCAATGTTGATTAACAATCAAATTGTAGAGATTAAGAGAGGAGAAATTGTATTTTCTCAGAGAAACTTTGCAAAGCGAAATGGTATGTCAAGACAGCAATTAAGAACATTTTTGTCTAAGCTAAAAAAAACAAATATGATAAAAGTAAAATCTAACCCAGAGGTAACCCACGTTATTATTGTCGGGTACTCAACCTATAATGATTATAAAGTAACCCAGTCCCAACCCAGAGCTAACCCTATTATAAGAAAGAAAGAAAGTAAGAATAAAGAAAATAAAGACTTTGAAAGATTTTGGGAGTTATATCCAAAGAAAGTAGGAAAGAAGAAAGTTCAAGATAAATTTGACGCTAATGATTATCCTATTGATTTGATTATTAAGAACATAGAATTACAAAAGAAGTCAGAACAATGGCAAAACAAACAATACATACCAAATCCAGAAACCTATTTAAATCAAGAAAGGTGGACTGACGAGGTATTGTTACCTGTTGAAGATGATGAACCGATTTACGTTTATCAATGTGACAAATGTAATAAAATAAAGACAACATCGGAATATAGAGATTTATATGTTTCGTGTTGCGATGAACAAATACAACCAATAAAGGAGTATAAATGAGCGACCTATTATTAAAAACTCAACAAGAGCTACATAAAAACACTACTAAATGGAATAGAATTATTGAAGATATTAAACAAATTAATTTCATTAAGTATAAGACAAACAAAACTATTATATTCATAATAGAAGATATTATTAAAGAGGAGTTCACAAGTGAAGATTAAAGATAAGGTACAAAAAGAAATAGAAATGCAGTTAAATATGATTGCTGCTAAAGTAGATGAAATAAACGAATTGGCTATGGGTTATACAAAAGACCAAAGAGAAGAAAACATAGACCATTTTATTAATACTGAAGAGGAAAACAAAGATGATAAAGTTCACAATGGCTGAAGATAAACAAGACCCAGACGATATGCTTGTTTGTGGATATTGTGGTATAGAAGAATATTATATGAACGATTGCGATTGTTCTGAAGAGGTTATGACTTTGTTTGATTTTGAAGAAAAAATAGCTGAAGAGTGTGGAGGTAATAAAGATAAATATGATTTGATATTAGACGGGAGTAGATGTTGAAGCTCCCTAAAATAGATACTCAATGGAGTATTAAAGTAGAGGGTAAGTTGAACAAAAACAATATAATCTTCCATACTAATAAATATCAAAAACTTTATGAAAAAATGAAAGAATATAACGATTTTATTAAAAAACCAAAGGAGCAAGATGAAACCAAGTAGCGCAAAAGCAAAGGGGAGAAACTTCCAAAACAAAGTAAGAGAAATGATTATGGATAAACTAGGTATTAATGAACACGATATTAAAACTGCAGTAATGGGAGAAAGTGGTATGGATATTATATTATCTAAATCAGGAAGAGATACTTTTCCGTTTGCAGTAGAGTGTAAAAAAGTAGAACGAATTAATATCTGGAAGTGTTATGAACAAGCGTGTGAAAATTCAGATGATTTAAAACCATTGTTAGTTTTTGGAAAAAACCACTCGAAAGTTATGGTTTGCTTTGAATTTAAGGATTTATTAGATTTGATAAACAATAGCAACGGATTCAAAAGATTGACCAAATGAAAGTGACAGAAGACGGATATATCATAGCTTGTCCTAGTTGTGACAGCAAAAATATGATTAAGAAGTCCCGTCAAAAAAATTATGACGGAAGCTACAAGCAGCGTTATATGTGTAAAGATTGTGGCACAAGAACTGTAAATCCACAGCTTTTAGACCTAGATATTGTCCGAGAGAACGTTAAGTTAGCAAAGCAAAAACAATCTGCTCAAGATACTAATAGAATAGAACGTAAAGCATTTAGAGAACAAGCTAGATATGAAAACGCAATACATAGTTTATTATTTGATATTCAAGCATTATTGCAACAAAAAAATTTTTCAAAGTTTAAATTTAAGAAAGTCAAACAGGGAAAGTGTACAGGAGTTCTTCAAATATCTGATACACATTTTAACGAACTTGTTTCCCTACCTCACAACAATTATGATTTCAAAGTTGCTAGTAGACGTTTAAAACATTACATAAACAAAGCAAAGAAAATATTTAAAGTCTATGGTATTAAAAACGTATTAATAGCAATAACAGGAGATTTAATAAACTCTGATAGAAGACTAGACGAAATGCTTAATATGTCCACCAATAGAAGTAAAGCTGTATTTTTAGCAGTAGATTTATTACAGCAGGTTATTTACGATTTAGGTAAAGATTATTCTATTTCAGTAGCTTGTGTTACGGGTAACGAAAGTAGATTAAAACAAGATTGGGGTTGGTCAGATTTTATGGCTAGTGACAATTATGATTTTGTTATTTTTGAAATATTAAGACATTATTTTAAACAATCTAATGTAAGATTTGTGCAGGACGACCCAGCAGAGTGCGTTGTAAACGTACAGGGACAAAATTTATTATTATTACACGGGAACGGAAGTTTCACTACCCAATATGAAAAAAGCGTAAATCAGATTAAAGGAAGATACGCAGGTAGAGGTGTTCAGATAGACTATATTATTTCTGGGCATATACACTCTGCTAGGGTAGGAGATATAGCTAGTAGAAGTAGTTCATTAGTAGGAGCTAACGAATACAGCGAGAAAGGATTAAATCTATCAGGAAGAGCTAGTCAAAATATTTATATCTTTCACGAAGATAAAAATATAGACGCTATGAAAATAGATTTACAAAATGTTGGAGATGAGTGTTACGATATAGATAGTGAGCTTGAAAGCTATAACGCAAAATCGTCCAACAAACTAAAACCAAAGAAAACCATATTTGAGGTAACGATATGATGTTAAAATTGAATCCAAAGGAAACAGAAGTGCTAAAACATATTTTTGATAGTCACTATGTTAGAAAATTGCCACCTGAAATTAAAAATGTTGCATTGGAGATTCATAGAGCAATTTCTAATCCTAAACAAGTGACGGAACAAGAATATATTGGACTCAATCCAACTTGGAAACATTGCGAAAATTGTGACGAGTAGATAACTATGCTAAACATCAATTTTTTTAAACACGTTTACAACGTAATAATATCTTTTTGTCTCAAATATAAAAACAAAGGAGGAGTAATGTATTATAATACAACTAATGAAACTGGAACTGGATATAAAGCAAACCTAGAACAAGCTAACAATCAAAATGAATTAACCTTAGCAGTTTTTCAAACTTATCCTAATGAAAGTTTGTCTGCTAATGATGTGTGGTCTTTTTTAATTGATAACGATTCAATTAATGAACAAACACCATTAACTTCAATAAGAAGAGCAATAACTGATTTAACAAATCAAAACAAGCTGTTAAAAACAAATAAGAAAGTTATGGGTGGCTCTGGAAGAAAAACATATACTTGGAGATTAAATAATGTCTGATACTAAAAAGAAGTTTGTGCGTGAGGAATTGACAGGCGCAATCTTTAAAAATAAAAATAAAACAAAAGACAAGCAACCAGATTACACAGGAAATTGTAAGATTGACGGAACTATCTATAATATATCCTGCTGGGTAAATGAAAGCAAATCAAGTGGCGAAAAGTATTTTGGCTGCAAGTTCCAAATTCCAAAAGATAAAGAAGAAGAAAAAGAAGAAGAAAATCTAAAAGAAGAAGAATTACCATTTTAGCTTATTGGGGTAGTTAAGTATTAATATAAACATTTAAATATAGGAGCGCCCTATTATTAATATAAAGTTTATGCAAATACAGGGTTGGCTACTCACTACCCCATAAAATTCTATTAAATTATCGAAAATTACAAATAACGCACTATTTACGGCGTTCTCGCCAATGTGTATGTCTTTGCTTATGATATGCTATTGATAGTGTAGTTATCGCCGTAGAAAGGCATTTTAAGAAGAAAAATTTTTTAAATTTGCTCTTCAATTTCAATTTCAACAGTAAATACGTTAAAAGCTGTTTCTGATATGGGTAATACATCTTTTACGAACCTTACTTCAAAATTATTATCTGAATCTGCGCCATTACTAGCAAATCCGTCTTCGCTATAAAAGAAACTATTTAATCTTCCTTTAACTTGATTAAATAAACCCTCTAATCTGTCTTTGCTCGTACTAGATATATTTTCATAAATTAACTTTCTTCTTCTTCTTTTTGTTTGATGATTTGCAACTGCAAAAGATTTACCACCTAAAGTCTTTCTCAAGGTAATTCCGTCATATACGGTGTCTGTGTCAGCATTTATTTGTGGATTTTGGTCAGGGCTAAAACTTGCTTTGTCTGAACCATTTGAAGCTGTTGAAAAATGTACTGATGTAATTGGCATATTGTAATTTAATATTATTTAAACTTCTCTCAAAGTTACTTTTAAAGAACCTACTCCTCTAGTTATACCTGTAATAATAAATATTGTGCTTGTTGATAAACTTCCAAATTTCGGCATAGTATTAATTACAGTAGAATCAAATTTTGCAAAATCTCCTACTTCCATACCATAAAAATAATTACTACCTACTCCAGAGCTTGTGACTTCATTTATTTCTACGTTTACAATAAATTTTGGTTCTCCATTTATTTCTTGATAATAATTAGCAAATCCGTCATTTCTATTTCCACTTCCAGTATCAGTTGCACCAATACCAGATATTAACATATCTAATTTATCTTGTTGAATATTTTCATTTGTTTTTACATTATAATTAGTACGTACATTATTTGTTGAATCTTCAGAAGTTTGTTCTTTTAAATGTTGATTATTTATAGGGTTTCTTTTGTATTTAATTACACGCTTTGTAATCAATTTATCCATAGGAGTAACTTTGACATCATATTTGCTAATACTATTAAGAGTTATAATATGGTTTGCACTAGGCGTACCATTAGTAATATAAATATATTGTGGTTTTTCATCTGACGTTCTAAACCTAAATATAAATGCACCCTCATATTGAGCTTGGTCTAATATCCTATTTATATCCGTTGGTTTATCTAACCAGTACGCTACTTTCCAACTTGACCTAGCACTTACTAAATCAGAATATGTGCCTGTATTAACGCACACGTCACTTGAAGTACTTGATATACCTGCGTGTCTCGAAAGTATATCTCTGTGCATATCTACTATATTTTCAACTACTCCACTATCAAAACTTTTACTAGCTCCAACTCCACCTGTATATAGTTTTTTTACTGATTTTACAGCAGATTCGTGTTCTAATGGATTTACGTCAGAATCACTTTCTGGAACAATTTTTGCAGTAGAAGTAATAAATATATCTTTGATTTTTACAATAGAACTTGCTGAATTACTACCATTTGCATTGATAGCTTTAAACTCAAATGAAACTTGAATTTCACTAGGTGGATTTCCGTCTGCATTAGAAAAATCGCTAGTGCTTAACAAATCAAATTCTTTGCTTCTATCTGTAACATTAGCTTCAAAACTAGTATCAGTATCGCTACTAAATAAACCATTATCATACTTAGCATAAGTTCTTAATTGAACTTGATATTCTTGTGTTTGGTCAGAACCTGATAATCCGTCAGTATAAGAAGCAACATCATAAATAACTGTTAGCTTATACTCTGTTACTTTATGGTCTTCTTTTGTGTTGTTGAATTTTAAAATAAATTTATCTACAGTATTTGTTTCAGTAGTACCTACTGAACTTGAAAATGAAACACTATGACTAAATTGTGCAAAGGTTGAGCTACTAGTATCAATAGCTTTGTCTCTATTATTTGTTGAATCTTCTGTTATGCTGCTTGTTACATTACTAGACTGATTTGTAGGTGTTACTGATGACTTTAAATTAGTTGTAAGGTCATTTATTTTAGGTCTATATTTAAATCTTCTTTCTAAATCTAATGCAGTTCTTGTGACCTTTCTGTCATTATCTGCAACTAAATTTCCGTTAGCATCTTGAGTTTCATATAAATTATCAATGATTCCAGAAGAAGCATTTAATGGTGCAAATAGTGGATAATCATCGGCATTTCTAAAAGCGTCTGATACAGGATAATGCAATTTAGATTCTCCTGTGCTAACAGGTATTAAAAATATATCATCATCTCCTGCGTGTGCAGCTACAGTTGTACCTGCAAATCCTCTTTGTACTTGCAATGTTTCGTGAATTGGCGATACTAATCGTGAGCTAATAACAAGCATTTTTTCACTATCAATTTGTATTACATCTCCAGCTTGAAAATTAGGTACATACGGACTTGAATTGTTGGCTGCAGTTATTTCTGTATCATTAATATCAGCACCCATTGCACCAGAACCAACTGAACCAGTATTCGTATTACTATCAACAGCATTACCAAATACCGTTGTTAAATCTCCGTGTAATAAACAATTATATCCAACTTCGCCTACTATTGTATCAACTGTAACAGGATATAATAAAGTATCTGTGTCGCTATCTATAAAACCAGGAGTATCAACAGTAGAAGCAGGTGCAGGTTTATAATTACCATAAGCTATAGGAAAGTAGTTTCCAGAGTTAGATTGTGCATCTGGAACTTGTATAAAATCTAAAGGTGTAGCTGCAGCTATTTGTAATGTAACAATATGATTATCGTTTATACCAACGTCTTTTAATCTTCCTTGAAAGATTTGTAAAGTTTCTCCACCTACAAGAGAGCTAACAATTACTGGTTGATTTAAATAATATCTAGCACCACCTAATATTTCTTCTGATAATTTTGCGTCACTATGATTTGATAAAGTAGAATTAACACAGGTTATACTTAGATTTCCTACTTTTGATGTTCCTTTTTCTAAATCTATAGATTCTCGCAAAGTTGGTTGATTTGTTATGTAGGCATTAAATTTTGCTGTACTGCTTCCACTCTCTGCTGTGCCTAATCTAACATACTCTGTAACTGCGCTTCCACTACTATAAGTATTATTTCTAAATTCAAATAACCAATTTTCCTGGAAACTTGTTCCTAGAGCAGCTTTGTAATCATCTGAAAGTGTTAATGCCATTATGCAAGATTTCTTCCTAAGCTGTCTTCAAGTTGTGGTATAAGAGTATCTCTTACAAATTCTTCTGTACCTAATATATTTCCATTTAGATTTACAACTACTTCTGAAGCTCCACCACCTCTAACATTAGGAGAACCTATAGGGGTCACAGTCACTCGTTCACGCAGTTGTGGATTATCTCCAACTTTAATAAACTGTGGTCTGTCTGCTATCATATCCATACCCAACGCACCAGACTTAGCAGACGCAGCAGCTGCTTTTGCTGCTGATATTTGTGAGTCGAATTGAGCAATTTGAGCCATACCTTTTGCTAATATAGACATACCTAATAAAAATCCTTTAAATCCTTTAGTAGACATTTCAGAAAATGCTAATATCATATTACCGATTGCTAATGCTTTTCTAACCTGTAGTAATGTTATTACGGTTTTGGAATTTTCTGCAGCAAAACTTTGTAAGTTGGCTAAAGTTTTATCAAACTGAGCGTCGTTTTCTTTTAAAAATGATTTTAATTCTTTTACCTTTTCTCCAAATCCTTTAGAAGATGTTTCTGCATTACCAAAACCTGCTGCTATGGATTGTATAATTGGCAATAGAACCATTAAAGAATTAGCTAATTTTCCGTTTTCATCTACAAATTCTATTTGACCGTTTACTATTTGTCTAATAAAATGATTATATGCACTAAATTCTTCTCCATTTTCTTCTATAAATGCTGGAAATTTTTGAAATGCTTCTTGCAGTTTTAACATCTCATCTTTAGTGCCACCGACTGTAATTCTTCCGTCTGCAAATATTTTATCTAATATGCTGTATCCTTTAGCTAAATTAAATGCTTCTTGCGTTGTTAAATTTAATCCTGAAACCATTTCTTCTAATCCACCACCAACAAACATTAAAAATTGGTCATCAAGACTAGCTCCTGTTTCAGCTAATTTATCAACACGCTCTGCTAATGCCATTACATTTGTGGCATTAATTTTCATTGATTGAGAGCTTTCGTTAATATTATCTATGTAATCTGCAACACTTTGTCTGCTATTAACAAAAGATGCTGAAATTATATTAAGAGCTGCATCTGTTGGGTCAATACCAGTTCTTAATTCAGAAATCCTAGACCTCATAGCAAACATTATTTTGTTAAACTCTTCAGCATCTTGTAAGTCTAATAAACTAAATGTTGGTAGTTTTAACTGGTCTTGCAAAAACTCTATTTGCTCTGTTGTCATTTGATTGGTTTGCAAAAATCCTTTTAAGTCGTCATCTGCAGCATTTAAAAACTGTTGGAAAGCAGCATCTGGAGGAGTGTTCATATTTTCAAATAGATTTGCTAATGCTTTAGCTATTGTTTCTACAAACGGTCTAAGTTTACCACCACCAGTTTCTAAAAAGTCGCTAAACGCAGATTGTAATCTTCGTACTTGAAAAGTAGTGCTATCTAAATTAGCAGCAGTTCCACCAAATTGTACTTGTAATTCTTTTAAAATAATTCCTTGTGCTTTAGCCATTTCTCCACCACGTGCAAATTGTTTAATTTGTTCTTTTTGCACATTGGTAAACTGAATACCAACTCTACTTAAAGCTGATACCCCTAATATAGGGTCATTTAACGCTTTACCAACCTGTATGGCTGTTTGTTGTAAGTCTTGACCCATAGCTTCAGATACGTCTAAAATAGCTCTTGTAGCATCTTTAAATACTTGACCTCTAATCTGTGTAAAGGTTAATAAGATTCCTTGCATAGCAAGTATTGTTTCATCTCCAATACCAGTTAATTTTTGTAATCTAGCTGCAAATACTTGTAGTTCTTTTGATGTTACTCTTGCTGCAAAGTTAGTTGATTTTAGTGTTTGATTTAGACGAGCTACTGCTAGTTGTTGTTCTTTTGCTGCTCTAGTCAAAGCACCTAGAGTTCTATCTAAGAAATTAACAGCAAATGCTGCAATCAATGTAATACTTCTAAACTTAGCTAGACCACCACGTACACCACGTAATTGTCTACTAAATAATCCCATTTTCTTAGTAGCGTCTTCATTAGAGTTAGCTAGTCTTTTAGTTGCTCGAGTATTTTTATCTAGCGCTTCTCCTAATCTATCGAATTGTTTTTTTGTAGCACCAGTTGTAGTAGATAATTTTTGTTCTTCTCCACGTAACTTTTGTATAGCAGCAATAACATTTGTTGCTCCCTCTGCCCTAAATACTACTTTAACTTCTAAGCTCATTTGATTTTATTGATTTGTTATACTCTTTTTTCTGGATATAATTTAACATTTTTTCTATAACATTGCACTTATCAATCCATTTTTTTGGCTGATTTCCGTAAGAACCTGTGTATGGAGAAACTTTCATCTTAGAACAATAGTTATATCTTTGTATATCTCTTTGTAATTCTTTGTCTAAAAAATGATTAGAGCAAGTAAAAAAAGGTATATGCGATAATATTGTTTGATGTAATTCAAATTTTTTGTTACTAGTTCTGTTGTGTTCTTCAAGCTCTTCTTTAATCATTTCTACAACTTTCCAAACATCATCGACAGATGTAAAGGTGTAAGTGCTGTTATTCTTTTTAAGAGGTAACTTAGCTTGGTAAGGAAAATGTGAATATTGACAACCCTCACACCAATCATCTATTAGTATATTTAATTCAAGTGAGAGGGTTTCTATTCCCCCAAGCTATTATATTCCTGTATAGCTATTTGGAGTTCTGCTCTATCTTCTACAGATAAAGACTTAATAAATTTATCATCTACTTTTTTTACACCTGCTCTAATCCACATAGTGCTAGATGAAAATTGATTTTTAATTACTGCTTGGTCGCCTTGCATTGTGAACTCGATACTATCCATACATTTATCAAATTCATCTACAGACATTTCTACTAAAGTGACTTTCTTGCCACTTTTAAGTGTCATTTGTTTAGACATAGGTTATCCTTTCTATTTAGCTAGTTGCTTTTATTGAAAAAAACTTGTTTGTTGCTGTAGCGTCTGCTATTGCTTTTTGTGAAACAGTTAAAAACATTGCTTCTTCTTCTGAGAAAGATACATCTGTCAGCATAGTATGGTCAATATCAATACCAAACTTATTATCTCCAGCAGACATCTGTAAATCAATATCACTATGTCCAGATTCTCCTGCTAATGATTGACCTTGAAAATTATCAATTAAGTTTGCTGTGTTTGAATCATACTTAACTACTGAATCTACTGTAGCTATAACTTCTGGTAATGCTCTTTGAACTATTTGATAGTTACCATTAGCATCTGCTCCCATAAATTGTGCGTCATTTTCAATAGTTAAACTGAAAGATTTCATTACACAATCTGCTACACCTGCTACTGTTGTTGTTGAAAAATCACTCATAAAGTAATTATCGTCGAAATGTGCTACTGAACCACTATTTGCAATAGTTGGTACATTGCTATCTCCTGTTGTTGGGGTAAAGTCTACTTGTTGTCCAGTTTTGAAAGTTCCAGACATTTTAATTCTACCAGATTCTTCTCCGATGTCTCCATTTATTGTTAATGATGTAAGAACACAACCACCGAATAACATACTTCTGCTTGTTCCGTCAGAAGCTGTAACTGGATTATCAATAGCTAATGAAAAAGTACCAGTATTATTACCACCATTTGATGTAGAGCCGTATTGTAATGCGCTTGGCTCATAATTATTTAAAACTTCATATAAAGAATCTCCACCTGCTACATCTTGTGTAATATTTTCTAATAAAATAGGTAAAACTGTTTTATCTGCAATACCACTAAATGATATTTCTTTTACAGTAAGTTCATTTGTTGTGAACGTATCTACTTGTTTTAATGTTCTACCAGTTCCGTGTCTTACGTCTGTAATTTGTAGTGGATTTAATGTAGGCATTTCAATAGAATCAATATTAATTGGAATCATATTTTCTTCTACTCTTGTACCTGCTGTAGCTTCTTTGATAAACAATAACTGAAAATCTTTTGGAGAAACTGATGTTGTGCTTATTGCCATATTACTTTACCTCTTTTTTTTCTTTACTTTCTACTTCCTCTAAATATATCTTAGCTTCTTTAGGAAGTTTATCTAATTTTAATACTTTTCCTGAGTTTAATAAACGCCAATCATTGGAATCTAAACCTAGAAAGCTAGGTTGTCTTGGCATTAGTTTGTCTTTTAGTTTATATTTTTTTGCCATAATTAACTCCTTACAATATAAAAAGAACCACCAGAAGTTACAAAGTTTTTATTATCAGAAGTAATATATTTCACATATCTATCAATTAGCTCTTGATGTAATACTGGTATAGTAATTCTAGCCACTAAACAATTATCCAGTCCAATATCAAAATTCATTTGTATATTCGGTTTTGTATTAAAAAAATAAGAGTTATTATGAGTGTTATTTATAAGTAAAGTTTCAATTCTACTAACATCTTTATACATTTCATCAAGAGCTTTCTCATTGATTCTATTAGTTTTTAAAACATAATCTATTTCTATATCATATAAATTTGTAAATGCTTTTGCTCTTCTTGTAAAAAGAGATTGTGAATCTATAAAAATTCTTAAATACTTTGAACCTATGTTTTTATGTTTGCTATCTATGTATACTGGTAAAGAACCCTCAAACTCATTACGAAGTTTGTCTCGGAGTGGTATCATAATTTTATCGTATGTTATGTTATTTGTTTGTAATGCCATTATCTTGAATTGTTTATTAAAATTTGTAAATCTGCTTTTCTGTATCCATTAAATTCTTCGTCATCTACATAACTAATACCTACTATGTTAATATCGTACAAAGGGTCAATCTCCAGTAAAGAATAAATACTTTCTTCAATTTTTGATACTTGATTAAAAAATTTTCTAATTGTAGTATCATTTCTTCTGTGGTCATACATATAATATTCTATAGAAATATTAAATTCATCATCTATCAAATTGCTCATAGTATTCAGAGATGTAGCAGTATTTCCTTTTAATACTATAAATTGATTACCTCTTATTTTTGATTCTTTAGAAGCATAAACTGGCATAGGACTAAATTGATTTCTCAATGAGCGAACTATGTTGTCTTTGATATTATCTTTCCAAGAATTAGTAAATGAGACTGCCATTTTTACCTCGATAGAATTGTTTAAAATCTTTACGAGTCATTTGCACAGAACGAATAGAAGCATTTTCAACTTCTTCATATTTACCTGTAACTTCAACTTCCCACTCATCGTTTTGAGTTGCAGTTGTTGAGTCTGCAGTACCTTGAAATCTAATTTGTAATCCTGCTGCCAAGTCTTGAAAATCTCCATTTATAATCTCATCAGTCAAAACTTGATTTGTTTTAAGATTATTATCATCTTTTGCAAATACTGAATACTTAGCTGTTCCTATAGCACCACCAGTAGTCACAATAACTTTTAATCTGTCATAACTACCGTAATAATTTCCTCTTGTGTCTACAATATTTAAACCACCAGATACAGATACTTTTCTAACTATTCCTTTTGAAGCATCTCCTGTATTTTGAAACGCTAGTTTAATCTTTCCACTATTAAGACTATCTATATTCATTTGAGCTTCTTCTAGCAATGCTTCTGCTATAGCACTTGTAGGGTCTTTACCATATACTAAGAAGTAAGCAGCCATTAATGAAGTCAGTCTTCTTATTGGATAATCATAAGTTCCGTCTTTTAATAAAAATTGCTCTCTAGGTAAAGTAGAATCTAATTTAGAATCTACGTAGTCACTAGCATCTTTCATTATTCTAGTTTTTAATGTAGCAAAATCTTCCCCTGATTCCATAAGTAAATCTTCTGGATTTGATGAGCTATCATAATAATAACAAGCATCGATAGAGCTATCATAAAACCACTCTCCATTAGCATCAACATCAGATAAAGAAGATTGTGCTGCTCCTAAATCTTTTCCGTCTGCAAATAAAACAGT